CGTGCTGTTGAATGTGATGGCCTTGGCTGTGTTGATGGTGGTGGCTGTCTGGGTGGTGGTGTCGTAAAACGACCCATATCGGCTGCGCTTAAACTCCCGTTGCGGTGGGGTCATCTGCAAACCCTCAACAGCTTTGGTCAGCTTGTCCACCAATGCTAATGCCTGATTTGCTTTGTTTTCTGCCATCGCACAATTGACTGCTGCCTCTTGTGCAATATAGGCCAACTGACTCAATGTTTGATTAACCTTGGCATTAAGGACTGCGGCATCGACGGCGGTATCCTGCGCCAGCGCAATGATCTGGGCCAGTGCGTTGTTGGCATTGGCTGCAGCACTGTCTGCCTGATACTCAAAGTCGGTTCCGATAATTACCTGGAGTTCATCCACGGCAGAAAACAGCAATTCAAACTGCCTGATCTGCTGTTGATCGGTTAGAAACGCCGCAAGCTGATCACGCGTCAGATTGAGCCGGCGAGAGAAAGGTGCAGCAGCCATCAGAATGCCAACGCCTCGATCTGGGCTTCAAGCCGCACAAAGGACACATGCGCGTCACTGTCGCCACGGAAACACTGAATCCGCCAGTTCCTCATGTGGCCCTGCTGAAACCACGCCAGGCGCTTGTTGCTGCCAATTGTGCCGACTGAGATAAAGCGCTGCTGGCTGTATGCCTTCCCGTCGAGGCTGTAACTGGTGCTGATCTGTGGGTTGGTGCCTATGGCCACGCTGCCGGTCAAACTGACAAGCTCCAACTCGTTAAAAATCGCCCCATTGCCTTCGTTGTAGACGATGAGCGTGCCAAACTCCCAGCGCACTTGAGCGCCCCAATGGTGGCCGGTATCCTGCACCAGGTAGCCAACATTGCTGGATTGTGGATCTCCGACCAGCCACTTGTCATAGGCCCAGACCATGTTGCGTGCGCGGTATTGAGCGAAGCCGACGATGGTAGTGGTCAGCGTGAACCATACCGGCTCGCCTAGCGCCTCGGATGCCGTTGCGTCATAGACCACGGTGCGGTCAGGCAGGTGGACGTATAGGTGCTGGTGATTCTTGTCGTTTCGTGCCTCCAGCTTGACGCCAGCCAGTTGCGCCTCGGTGTATTGCAGGAGCAGGTTGTCGATCTCCTGAGTGCTGGCCTTCTGGGTTACTGCTGATGCGCCGACGTATATGCCTGGTGCCTCGTTGCGACCACTGCCTAAAAATGCAATGGCCTGAATAAAAACACAGCAGGCTTGCGTTCCGACAACGCCCTTTTGTATTTGAGCGCCATCAATCCTTGCAAACGGGAAAAGCTCGCCACCCACGTTGTCGAATACCTCAATGGTGTTGCGGTTCAGGGCATAGACTTCGTTCCGCAGCTTGAGCAGGGCCACTACCGGGTCAGGATCGGCTTCTGAGCTTCCGTATTTCAGCGGATTGACCACCAGCGGGTCAGTCAGTTCGGTGACAACCAGAAACTCGCCGTCCGTGGTCATGAAATAACCATCCACCCACACCACATCAAGCACGACTCCAAGATCGGGGTCTGTGACTTGAGTCAGGGTTGCGCCATTCCAGTAATACAGCCGGCCACCGGATGCAATGGCCAGTCGGTCAAAGCTGTAGTCGAACGTCACTAGCTCGGTTATGGGGCCACCCACATCGCCCAAGATGGTCACTGTGCCGTTGCTGTCTATCTCGACCAGCTTGGTGCCCATCACACGATATAAACTGTCCTGCCAGTTAATGCCACCGCGGTCGATGCCTGGACCTGTGCCGTTGGCTACAATGCCATCGCCAGGTCGCAGGAAACCGTTGCTGATACCGGACTTTTTCGGCACCGGCACCATGTTGATAGGGTAGCTGGTGCGAAGCTCCGGCGTGCTGTCAGAATATATGCCGTTGAGGATGGGAATTTGCATTTACTTCTTTGCCTTGTTTCTGGCCGAGATTTTCCTTGCCTTCTCCTGTGCGTCAGCCTTGGACGATGCGCCCCATGCCCTCAAGCTCAGCAGCAGGCGGGTAGGTTCACCGTTCTTGTATTCAGGGCCAGCACTGCCACCCATACGGGCCAAGAATGACGCCCTGCGCGGATTGTCACCCGACTTGACAGGGGGCTTCAGGTTCATGCCTTCGGCCTTGGCTGCGGCACGCCCTTTGGCGTTTAAACCGCCCTTTGGGTTTTGGCCTTCCTTACGCGCATAAGCGGGGGTTTTCATCTAAAGCCCTTGATCTTTTCTGCTATCTTTTTAGGCTGCTTCGCAAACTGCTTGCCTGCCTTCGTAGCCTCGCGTTTTGCCCTGGTGGTTGCCGCATACTCAGCCGCAGACAGGGCTTTGATGGCCTTGGCCGGCAGATAGCGTTCGCCAGTCTCGGACGAAGGCTTGCCCGACTTGGTGCGCCAGTCCTGGCTCGACCAGTCCTTCAGGCTTTTCTGCGGGGCTTTCATCGGTAGCTACCGCCTTTTTTCTTATACTCCACTGCCAGCAGTTGCGCTTTTCGGGCCGACCACTCGCCCGGATCGCCGCCCTTTGTGCCAGCCTTGATTTTCTGAAACAAGGCTTTCCGCATGGTCGGCTTCGTGTAGTTGCCAGCCGCATTGACTGTGGACTTAGCAGCCATTATGCGACTGCCGCACCACGTAATCCAACAACCCACCAGTCAGTGCCAGCAAACTGGAGCGTTACAGCATCACCAACAGCGTTGAATGTGATGGTGGTTGCACTGCCGAGGTTGGTCGGGGTCAAAACACCAGTATCACCACCAGCCGCCTCTGCGACATAAATAATGGTCTTGAGTTGCCCTTGTGCGCCATCCGCAAGGGTTAGAGCATTACCGGCAGCAGTCGATGTAAAAGCGGTAGCAAGGCTGGTTATATTGACAGCGCCGGGGCCACTCAATGCCTGAACCGTGGCCGATGCGCCAGTGCCACCATTTGCGACCGGCAATGCACCGGTGACGCCAGTGGTCAGCGGCAAACCTGTGCATGAGGTAAGCGTGCCAGAGGTCGGCGTGCCAAGCAGCGGGGTAACAAGGGTTGGGCTAGTTGCAAATACGCTTGCGCCAGTTCCGGTCTCGTCCGTCAAGGCTGCGGCAAGATTGGCCGAGGTAAACGAACCAAGCGATGCGGCATTGCCAACCGATGTAATGGCACCAGTCAGGTTTGCGTTGGTGGTGACGTTTCCTGCCGTTAGCCCGGCTGCAGTGCCAGTAATGTTTGTGCCGACAAGGGCGGTAGGCGTTCCCAGCGCAGGCGTCACAAGCGTCGGGCTGGTGTTGAATACCAGCAGACCGGTGCCGGTCTCGTCGGTCATTGCCGCACGCAGGTTTGCGCTTGATGGCGTTGCTAAGAATGTTTGTATTCCAGCCGCATAAACCGTATTGGCAATTATCTGATACCAAGAGTTTGTCGGCTGATAGAAACGGATTGCTGTAGCAGTGCCAGCCGCCAATGAAGTAACTGCGCCAAAGATAGCCGATGCGCCATTCAGCGCAAGCGTCAGTGAGGTGATTTCTTGGGTCGTAGTGATCAGCACCGTGGTGCCATCAGGCACGCCAGTGTTCAGCGGCAAGGTGATCGTGCCAGTCGCCAGCGTTCCGGCAGGCTGCAACAGCATCCACTGGTCATTGCTGACGGGGGTCGGCACCGTGATATTGAAGCCAGAGCCGGGAACGTAAAGATTCACCGCCAGCGTGGGCGATGCAAAACTCTGCTGAAAAAACGTCAGCAAAGAGCCAATAGAAGTGCGTCGTGCATCGCCATTATTAGGCGAGTAGACGGGAAGCTGGTCGCCGCTGGATATGGTGCTCAGGACTGGCAACTGGTTAATGGTGGGCATGATCTTCCTTATTAGAATTCGATAGGCCCATCAGGGCCAGCGTTTACAGGCAAATAGGGGGGCCGCACAAACGGGTTATCGGTGACTCTCCACGGCTTGTTGCCAGCGCCAGAAGGGGTCGTGGATGGCAGTTGCTTCTCAAGCGGGAAGGTGGCCCTCTGCAGCAAGATGTCGTATCCCTGCTTTGCAGTGGTCTTGGTCTCGATCATCACTTGCTTGCCGTAACTTGGGGCCAGCCTGATGCCCAGGCTGCAAATAATGGCCTCGTAAGCAGAATCAGGAACGAGCGTATCCTCGTCAAGGTCGCTGTCTTGTGGGCTGGATGGCAAAGGATAGCCCAGGCGTATGCCTTTGGCGTTCCAGTCGGCCATCATTGCATCTAGCCGGCGCAGGGCAGAGTCAAGCTGTTCTGGCTGCAGATCAAACACATAGGACGCAAGGCCGATTTCCTCAAAAGCAGCGCTTATGAATTGTCGTTTTTTGTAGCCCATGCCGATTCCTCGATGTGTTTAAGTAGTGTCGCATCTGACCAGCGTTTGTCAACCTTCAGCCCGATCACTTCGGCTCGTTGCAGCATTTCATTACGGGTTGCTGGGCCATTGTCTACAGGCGCTTCAACTTTAGGCTCCCGTCTACCAATAGGCGTAGGACAAACCTGCTTTATTGCTTTGCGCTCAATGGTCTGCGCCTTTTTCAGCCTGCGCTTTTCCAACCGCAATTCCTTCCACGGGGCCAGAGCCTTGGTCTTGATAATTGCGGCAGATTTAATCATTTCATCTTTTTCATCGGTGCTTTACCTGGCTTGCCAGCGGCTTTTGCCGACTTGCTTGCCATGCCCAAAGCCATAGCGACGGCTTGCTTTTGGGGCTTGCCTGACTTCATTTCCATAGCAATATTCTTGCCGATTGATTTCTTTGAGTAACCCTTGGTCATTGGCATATCTTTCTCCATTAAAAAACAGACCAGCATCTCTGCTGGCCTGTCCTGGTTGGTTAGCCGATCCGATACGAAACGAAGGTTTCAGCAGCAGTCTTGCGAGTGCGCCATGCGCCAGAGGTAACGGTGGCAACTGCGGCAGTGCCGACAATCGTGTGACCCGTTGCGGCGGCTGTAACCGTGAAGGCA